GGAATAGGAACTACTGCGACAAGAGCCTTTTTTGGACTTGATGCTAGTGGAGATGGATATTTTTCATTAACTAACGGAGGGACTTTTGCAAAGAATATCCAACTTTCTTCTGACCTAAGTGTTGATAATTATATAATGGGCAACGTCGGCATCGGGACGACGAGTCCGACAGCAGTTCTACATTTGAAAGCAGGAACAGCGACAGCTTCTACAGCACCACTGAAGTTTACAACAGGAACATTACTTACAACACCAGAAGCGGGTACAATAGAATATTTATCAGGCAAATACTATGGAACAGATACAACTCCGACTCGTAAAGAGTTTAAAATGGTTGATAGTTATTACGGAGAAATGTATGAATATGAAAACACAACAACAACCACAATTGGAACACAAGATGTTTATCATTCAATGAATAATTTTATGACTGGGTCAGTTTCAGGATTTACTTTTATGGAGGGCCTTGAGGGAATAATTGCAACAATAGCTGATTATTCTGGAACAGAAACAGGAACAGTATTAATGACAGACACATCTCATGGATTAACAACTGGAGACATAATAACTATTAATACTTCTACAAATTATAATGGAACATTTATTGTTACAAAAATAACCAATGATACATTTTATATTACTCATACATGGGATGGAGATGAAACAGCAGTATGGTCTATGGGTTCATATTTATTGGTAAACTCTGGAAGTGACGGAATGTATAGAATAGGAATGAATTTAACAGCTCACGCAACTTCTGCTAATACTATATTTAAATTTGAAATGAATAAAAACGAATCAGCTCTTGATAATATAGCAGTTTCACAAAAATTTGCAAACACTGATTATAATTCATTATCATCTGGAGGTATTACAAATTTAGTTGCTGGAGATAGAATCTGGTTGTCTTGTATGAATCAAACAAGTGCAACAAATATAACAATTAGACATTCAAATATAAACATAGGTAGGATATAATTGTTTGATGGTTTTAAAAATAAGAAAAAATGACAATTAATATGGAAACATTACAGGAATTACAAGAAATAGTAAACAATCAATCAGGATATAAGTTTACAACAGACTTATTGAGGTTTTCTGAAGAAAATTTAAAAGGTGAAATACAAGCTTTTGTGACTGGTTATATTTCTGTTCCAGAGGTTGATTTATATAATGACTTAGTAACAATGAAGGCAATGGAATCTATGTTAAAACAAATTGAAGAGACAACAATTACAATAGATTATGAACATGAGGCATGGAGAGATAATAATTCTATTCTTCCTGTGGCAAAAATAGTAGAGGCAAGAGTTGATAGTGTTGGATTATGGATAAAAGCGATTTTAAATAAAAATTCACCAAAGTTTAAATGTTTATGGGGAAGTATTAAAGACGGATTTATTAATGCATTTTCAATTGCATTCCAACCCCTTAGAACAGTGGAGAAGTCATTTGGTGATGTAACTGTTAGACTAATTGAAGAACTTAAATTAATTAATGTAGCATTTACAGGTGCTCCCGTAAATAAAGGTGCAAGAGTTGTAGATTTTGGAATGAAATCTGTAATGCTTAAAGCAATTGGAGACATCGAAAAAAGTGGAGAACAAGTAATTGTTCCAAAAAGAATATTAACTAAATTAATGGAGGAAAAAAACATGGTAGAAGAAAACATTGTAGAACCTGTAGAAGAACCTAAAACAGAAGAAACTGTAGAAGAACCTAAAACAGAAGAAACTAAAACAGAAGAACCTGTAGTAGAACCTAAAACAGAAGAACCTGTAGAAAATTCTAAAACAGAGCAACTAATTACTGAACTTAAATCAATGGTGGAGGCACAAAACAAAACTATTGAAAAACAAGCAGCTGATTTAAAAGCACTTGGGGAAAGAGAAGTATTTAAGAGTCCAGTAAATATTAAGCCAGAAACAAAATCTATAAACGAACGTGTAGATTTACTAAGCTTAATTAAATAGAATATATAAGGAGGAAAAAACAAGAAAATGACAGGAAATTACGGAGTAACATTTTTGAATGTACCAAATCATACTATTTATTCAAACCCTGGTGGGTTTGTAATGAAAGGTGTTGAATATAGCGGTAGCATTTCTCTAGAATCTCTTAGAAGTCAACATAACGAACTTGCACTTAAAGCATTATCAACAACAGCTGGTGGAGCTGGAACTGCAGGATACGCTATGGTACCTATCTTTGTAGACCCTAGAGTAGTAGATACAACTAGAAAATACACGCCTTTAGTAGAAATAGTTCCAAGGGTTACAAATCAAGGAATGTACGCTGATTATAACGTAATTACAGCAAAGGGTGGTGGAATAACTGCTATTGAAGATGCAGCTCTAACTGAAACTAACACAACCTATGATAGACAAAGTACAGCAATTAAGTTCTTGTATTCTGTAGGAAGAGTAACAGGACCAGCAATTGCAGCAATGCCTGCATGGTCACTTGGCGGATTAACATCTGCTGGTGGAGCAACTGGTGCTTTTAACGACCAAAATGCTACAAATGCAAAACAAATGGAAGTACTTGTAAAGACTAGGGAAATTAGAGAATTAGAAGAATCTTTAATTGTTAACGGTGATGCAAGCACAGACGCTACACAATTCTCAGGAATTGTTACGTTAATGGCTGCTACAAACACAGTTGATAAAAATACTTCAGCAATGACATTAGCAGATATTGATACAGCTATTCAATACGCATTTGACGATGGTGGAAGACCTAACTTAGCAGTATGTTCAAGTAACGTATTCAGTGACCTATTAGGTTTATTGACTGCAAAGATTGGATATATGCAAACTACAGAACAAGTATTCTGGGGATTTTCAACAATTGTATTAAATACAATGGTAGGAAAAGTTCCAGTTATACCGTCTATGTACTTATCAAATGTTTCAGGAAGCAAAGCAATTTACTTTTTGGATATGAGTGTAGTTGAAATGAGAGTTCTTCAAGATTTAACTTATGAAGATTTAGCTAAAACTAATGATTCAGAAAAGTTTATGTTGAAGATATACGAAACTCTTATTATTAAGAATACAGCCTTTTGTTCAAGTATTACAGAGATTTCAGCATAAATCGATTTATTTATTTTTATTTTTATTTTTTGAATTTTTATCTGGATTCCAGATAAAGCCAAGGAAAAGGCACAAAAACCAACTAAACATAGGAGAAAAACCAAATGACAAACGTAAACGTAACAGCAGGAAGATTAGCAGAACTAGGTGGAGCTTCAAACGCAGGTTTAAAAATCGGCTTTGTAGACAGTGGTGGATATGCAGCTCAAAACGACACCTGGACTGTTATGAATGCTAAAGAAGTTTTATTTGCACTTGTCACAACAGATGCAAATGGTGTAGCTAATCCAGTTACAATAGCGGCAAACGTAATAACGTTAACGAGCGCTACAGCTACTGCAGCTAGTGGTTTTATAATCTTTAGATAGATTTATGAAACTAACAATTAAATCAATACAGGAGGTAAAAATATGGGAGCAATAACAACAGGATGTACATACACAGACCAAATACCGTCTCAAGGTAGAAAACTATTAATGGTTGAAACAGCTGCAACAGCAGACACTGGCGATACTATTGCAATAACTTTAGCTGACTACGGTATTTCAACATTTTTAGGTATTATCGGTAATGCACACAGTACAGAAAATAGTATTGTGATTACAGAAGCACCTACTACAGCAGTAAGCAGCGGAGTTTTGACAATTACTGTGGGTGGTACTTTAAATACAGATAAGAAAAGAGTTTATTTGATATTTGGTAAATAAAAATGCACATCATAGCAATTGGCGAAGGATATTCAGACGGATTGAAAAGGTTCGAAGAACATTTCAATGGTAGAACCTATTGTAATGGGAAATGTAAAGTTAGGGTTAGAGAAATCAAACTGTATCATTTTGCATTTAATGAGTGTGGATATAAGGAAGTCTTAGGAGACTTTAAGTCAATGGCTAGATATAAGGATGCAGATAATACGGGTGCACAATCAGACACAACAACTGAACTACATTCAAAATTTCAAAAATATATAAGATATTTTATGAAATTTTTCAAGGGTATAAAATCAATTGATAAGGATTTAGACAATGTTCCAGAGGGAGACTTTAGAAAGTCTATGGGTGAAAAAGGAATATGGTTTAACACATCATTGATTCCTATTGGAAGAATAAACGATTATAGGTCTGATGACGGGAGTGAGTTAGTATAAAACATTTATTAAATTTTTTGTTTATAAAAATAGAGGTCAAACATAAAACACAACGGAGGAAAAAAAACATGGTATTAAGAACAGACTCAATGAATAAGAAACAAGTAGACAATTCAAACGTAGAATTTGAATATTATACTGCTTTAGATAGCGAGGGCAAAGGATACTTAGCTAAAAGAAAAATAGTTAAGGAACCAGAACCTAAACTAGAAATAGTGGAACCTATAAAGGAAGAACCTATAAAGGAAGAACCTATATATAACATTAAACGGAGGAAGAAATAAAAATGTATTGTACAATTCAGGAAGTAAAAGAAGCAATTAACTTTCCGTCTGATGGAACACCTATACCAGACGGAGTCATAAAAAATTTTATTCTAGATTCACAAGAAGAAATAGAAAATATTTATAAAACTAAATTTGGAAATGTGGAACAATCTGGTACTGCAACAGGAGATCTATCTGCAACAACATTTACAGATAATACAAAAGGATTCGAAATAAATGAATTCATAGGTTATATTGTATGGATTTATGGAGGAACTGGAAGCGGTCAATATTCAGAGATACAGTCTAATACAGCATCTAAATTAACATTTAATACGGTTTCAACAGTTCCAGATATAACATCTAAATATAGAATTGTTAAGCTTGGATATAAAGACGAAACAATTGATGGAACAGGATTATCAGAAATGTTTATTAATTATCAACCCTTAATTAATCTAAATTCACTAACAATAAATTCAACATCTGTTACACCATCTAATGTTTATCAATATAAAAATTCTGGAAGACTTGTTTTAAGTTCAACAGCAGAATCAAGTTGGTTTGCAGATAATACTCCACAGTTAGTTAATTTAAAATATATTTACGGTGTTTACCCACTACCTCAAATAATTAAAAGATTGTGTATTTGTATTGCTGGAATTAGAACATTAACATCACAAATCGCGGGAACATATGATGATTTTACATCAGTTTCATTGCCTGGTGGATTTACTGGTAGTAAGGGAGAACCTTATACAAATATTCAATCGTCTTTAAATTTCTTGCAAGGAGAAGCAAGAGGAATAGTTTATGGAACAAGAAGTACAGGGCAGGTAAGTGCAGACCTTAGAACAGAACCATCTTACAGACCCTATGCACTATTTGGATAAGGGAGGAAAAAATATATGACAGAAGAAACACAAATTGTAGAACCTAAAACAGAAGAACCTGTAGTAGAACCTAAAACAGAAGAACCTGTAGTAGAACCTAAAACAGAAGAACCTGTAGTAGAACCTAAAACAGAAGAACCTGTAGTAGAACCTAAAACAGAAGAAACTAAAACACCGTTTGATGCAATTAAATTACACAGGACATTATACTAATGGTACAAAATGTCTTAACAGTACAGGATTTTAATTCTGTACTTGATAATTATTCAGGTAGACAAGTATCACATGTTCCTGCAGTAAGAACAATATCAAATATAAGTGGTCAAGAAACAATTACAGACGGAACTGCTGTTACAATTAAAGTACATTTTATAAGAACACAACAAAACTGGGACTATGCAAAGGCTGGATTTTTAGAACGTGGTGACGCTGTAATGTTATCAAAGTATGCAGATGGAGTTGTAAAAAACGATAAAATAATAGCGGAGGGAAATAAATTCCGAGTTAAGGAAGCATTTAATGTTCCGGGTGTTTATTCAAGTACATCGTCTGCAACTTCATTTGTTTATACTTCTTGTAATTTATTTCTAGAAGAATGAGTTATACAGAAGAACAACTTAATAAGTTATTCTGGGGAATTGCTATTGAATTACAAGAAGCAATTAAGGATAAATTATCAGAATTAAAAATAAAATTCACAGGAGATGGAATGGCCAGTGTTAGGGTTATAGTTGAAAAAAACAAACTTGTTATAACTATGAACGATTACTTAGAATATATAGAATATGGGATGCCAAATCCAACATCTCCAGAAGAATTAAGGTCTTGGGTAGAACAAAAGATTTTAGGAAATTATACAGGAAAGAATAAAGAAAGAGCTTTAGATGTTATTTCTGAAAATATGGCAAAACATATAACCCTATTTGGACCGAGACCTAATCCGTTTCTAAGACCTGTATTGCATACAGAACTTCCAAGAATTATTCAAAGGAATATTTCTCAATTTAGATAGGTATTATACCATAAAACCAATAAAGTATCACCAGAATGCTTCTATTAATCAAATTCTATAAAGGAATTGATGGTTTTATAAATAATTTAATTAATTTAGATATAATGTCTAATGATACTCAAGAGAGTTAGGACGATTAAACACAATGGCAATCACAAGTATTTGGAATATTAAGCAGGAGATAGTAGTATTTCTTAGAACTCAAAATTTAATTTCTACAACAGTTAGAGGTGTGACAACTTCTTCCGATACAGGAACATTTAGTTCTGCGGCAACTCATACGCTAGCAACAAATCCAACACTTGTTAAGAATGTTAGGTCTGTAATAGTTGGTGGAGTTACATTAACATTTGGAACAGATTATACAGTTAATTATACAAGCGGTGTTATAACATTCACAGTTGCTCAAACTGGAGCATATACAATAAGTTATGACCAAGGTTCTTCAGATAAAATATTCCCAGACTTTCCACAACCATATTTAAAACTTACAGACTTTCCAAGAATTGCTGTTGATATAATTTCTGGTACAACGAATGAGTTTGGAATTGGAGCGAATGTAAGTCAATCAGAATATTTGTTAACAATTACTTGCTATGATAAAGACCAAGATGATGTAGAGTCGATGATAGATGCGGTTAGAACTGCAATTCTTAATAATAAGAAAAATTTCTATTATAGTCCATTTGTAACAGTGACATCAATGGGACCGCTTTTAGTGACTCCCTTTGGACAAAATAAAATAATGCAACGAAATCAAGATTTTGTTGTTAAATTCATATTTGAAGAATGAAACGAAAAATACCAAATTACGAAGACAAGGTTTTAACATTAGACGAGAAGAGACTTAAAAAAAAGAAAGCCTGGCTTATAGCTAAGGGCATAATAAAAAACTTAAAAGGAGGTAAAAAACAAGATGGCGAATAATTATATAAGTGGCGCAGAAACAATTGCTTTATATGCTTATGAAAATCCAGCAGCTTGGGCAAATGCAGCAGCATCACATCAAGCTTCAGACGAAACATATGTTCCGTTCGGACAGGGTGTAGATATTTCAATAACTAGAAATAACAATGCTGAAAGGATTGTTGGAATTGGTGCAAGAAATGCAACAGCAACAGTTAACAAACAATACTCTGGAACACTAACTGCAAACGGTGCAGTAAGTAATGCATGGTGGTTATTAGGTGTTTTAGGTACAAATGCTGATGCAGGAAGCGTTGGAGCTTATACTCATACTTATACAGAAGCTAATAGTTTACCAAGTTTTACATTAAAAGCAGGTCAAGAGTTAGGAACTACAGATTCAGAAAGTGTTTTAGTTGGTTGTAGAATTAACAGTTTAACATTAACAGCGGCAGTAAATGATGCTTTAAGATTTAGTATTGAAGCACCATATAGATA